CGGGTATGGAACCAGCTACTGTCGTATTCAACCGACACTAGCCTTGCGAAGAAAAGGCGGACATTGACGTAGACAAAAGGTTGGGTCTGTGAACACGGTAGGATGGTAACTGCAAAGCAACCACTTCTCCCTCGCGAACGGTAACCCGAAAAACTTCGTCATGTTTAAACTGCACATTTCAGTGCCGAGTGCGCCTTTCACCCACCATGCCAATGGCGAATAGTGTGTATGACCTGGATCCCCACTGCAGGAGAGGATGGTGTCAGTCAATACATACCGTAAATCACCATTACTGGTTGGGATGCTCGCAGGTGAGAAATAATGACTGGTGTGCACAACCTGGATCCCCATCTCAGGAGAGGATAGTGTCGGCTCATACACACCGTAAATCATCATTCCTCCACCCACCATGCCAATGGTATTGAAATGTATAACCTGGATCCCCACTGCAGGAGAGGATAGTGTCGGTTAATACACACCGTAGAATACCATCACTGGTTGGGATGCCTGCTGATTAAAGGAAAAACAACGACTGGTACGTACAACCTGGATCCCCATTGCAGGAGAGGATAGTGCCGGTTCGTACGTACCGTAAATCATTATTTCTGCTTTAAGCTTGGCCCTCGCCCGGCAGTTCAAACAGACTTAATTATTCACTTGAACTCGAAAGCCCAAGTGAGACCTTTTCTTGTCTTGAAACCTTCGGGAAGGACGTAAGAATATGAGCGGTGTTCGTGAGGATGATCTCCATCACAAACATGACATCTCTTTCCTTCCTGTATTGCGGTTAGGCCGACTTGACGATATATTGGCTTGAATTGATCGTCAAAAGCCGGCACTATTCTTGGTTTCAATCTGACGTTCTTGCGAAATTCTGTTCCCTGCCTTTCGAGCTCAGGGATAAATTTCGCCATCCGTTGTTTTTCCAGGTGTGGAAGCTGGGTTTTCTTCAACGCCTCTCCAAGGGTCAGGAGATGCGATGTGAGCTTATCCACCCGTGCCTTCAAAGTCTTAGCGATAGCTTCTTGACGCTGACACTCTCTTTTCCATGGTTCGGTGTCAGCCGCAAGAAGTTCTCTAACCTTTTTCTCGGCCGGGGTGTCTGCTTTTCCGGGTTCCAACACCCATTTTCCGTTAAACGGGTACAATGGTTGGGTTGCCGTCTCATTCCCATCAAATCCCATAGTGGCAGCACCTGCTAGCAGGTGATGCATGGCTTGATTGTATGGGATAATGGGGTTATTACGGCAACCCATTTCACTGTAACACCGATTAATAATTTCAAATTCCTCGGGGAACGGCATTTCTTGCTCAAGGTGCCTAGTGTAATAGGTTTGCCATTCGTTTCGTGGCACCCCGAGCAAGGAGAAAAGGTATATTGTTGCCACACTTTTCTTTATTGACACCGTTCCCTTAATGGAAATGAACGAAAGGGAAGGACAAAGGAAATTTGCCACAGGAGTAAGCTGTGGCACCTTGTAATAGCTGGAGACCAGCTTTGAGGAAAAATGAAGCCCTGAAGGATACTTGACAGGTTCAGGGCTAGTTCCGGCACCGATGGGCTGTATGACCAGCCCATCGCACACCCTACCAACTCGGTTGGTTCTCTGCTCGTTGATTATGGCTGATGTGTAAGGATTTGGCAAAACTCGGCCTCCCTTATGGAGAACGAAGTCTCTTCCACAATCAACGAGACATTTAGCAGGCGGACTAAGATCTAGTCCAGTCTGGAGGTAAGGAGTCGCGACAATTCCACCCGTGGGTGGTATGACTGGTTGTCGCGACGAAACCTCCGTCCAGGTCACCGATTTGTCGAAATATTCAAGGCCAGCAATAGCCTTGTCCACATCTTTGAAAGTCGGAACGATGACCAATGGACGATCCAGAAGATGAGCCATGTTGTTTGCTGTGGCGTACTCTTTCATTTGCGACCACATGGCAACAACATCTTCTGTTTCAGACTGGAATACTGTCTTCTTGAACCTTTTGGGTATCGACGGGTTCAAGATTGGCAGATCTTGTAGTCCAGGAACCGAGATCGGCGTGGCGCTCACCAAAAAGGTGGTGCCGCCCCATTCTTCTAGACCGCGGAGCATAAAACCGTCCATCTCGTGAAATTCGTCAAAAATGACCAAGTCATTAGATTTCACCTCTTTGATTCGGTTTAAGAAATGCCCGTAGGTGGTCAGAAAGATATCCGCGTTTGGATTGAAAACAATTCCCCTTTTTAATTTTTGTGATTGTATTTTAAAGGGGATTTTCCATTCACGAATCAGGATCTTTCTAGGTTGTACAACCCAGATTTTGTTGATTCCTGTTTCTTTTCTTTCTGCCCAGCACGCGGCCGGAAAGAATGTGCTTTTGCCCGTACCAGTCCCACAAGTAAGTATAACTTTCTTGTGAGACTTGGCTTCAACAATGTAATCCTTGGCATAACTTGCCCAAGGGTTAACGGGCGCATTGTTGTCGCCTCCAACTTCACGGATTTGCATGCCTTTTGACCATATTCGACCGAAGCCGATTTCTATAAAATTGGCCAATAGTTCGTTAAATAGGCATGGTGCGATAAAAATTAAACCCGCTTCAACTGGGAGAAAATCCGAAATTGTCACGACCAATCTTTTTGACCACATATATGGGTCCTTAGGCATAATGGCGGAAATCTGTCTAGATGACCGCCCTCGGGAATGCCATACGAGGGTGTTAGCCAAGGCGAAAACCTTGCTAGCACCCACGAAGGACCACATAATCAGGTTGTATAGAGCGCCAATCCATGGCATCATCTGGATCCAAAGCTCGACCCAGTGTGTCAGGAAATAAATAACGCTGATAAACAATACACAACCTTCGAGTGCTCGAATTGGTGTTTGGAGAACCTTTTCTTTGAATTCCTTGTCCTTCAACTTGTCCCAAAATCTCCCAGGTGCAACGGCAACAGCGTAGGGAGACTCACGGACTATGGAGTCGAAGACCTGGAACGTAAGTTCAGATTCTGGGATTGTTTCCAAGGCCTTAAGATAAAGGAACATCTCTATGTAAGTTCTATAAGTTTTCCAGGGAACTTCCGCATAGAGCATATCGACACCCGGGGTGAATTTCTTAATTTCTTTCGGAATTAAGTCAGTCACGTGGTAGAGTCCGTCGACAAATTCGTTCAAAGCTTCGTCATTGCCCCTCCAAGTGCGATCCAACTTGGCCAAAAACTTTTCATGTGCCATAGGGTCAGGATCTTTGTAGTGGAGGTGCAAATGAAGAACATGCCCGTAAGATGGGAATTTGAACTGCTTTTGCCACTTGAGTAAGGACTCTTGCCGGGGTGTCGCCTTAAAGCCTCGTTTCCAGTTGGGGTTCACGTTTTCTACCCGCATTTTCTTCCGATCATGCTGGTCCAGCAATTTCCAGTGTTGATTGACGTGATTTGTGGAACAAATTTTGTTCATGTCCTCACACCATTCCAAGGCGAATCTCTTATACAGTGCTGGTTGAAAGGCAGTGACCAAAGAATGGCCGCTTCCCCTTTCAACAGAGGTGTATAAATGCCTACCAAGTGAACCTTGATAATAGCGGTAAGCACTACGCCTAAGAATGATGGCAGATGGGTTTTGGACTATGAAGAAATTTGGCATCTTCTGTTCCGTGAACGCGTGGATCTGGCTAGGTGCCCAGACCTTACGCATTGCGTCAATACGGGAAGCGCGCCAGGCCTTGTAGTCTTCGGAATCTTCTCTGGTGGGAGGTCTTGGGAACTTGCTTAGATACTCGACTTCGGTTATATTCTTTGTTGTTCCGAGTTCTAGTCTTATTCCAAAATCGAGTGCCGCAAGTTTAAACTTGTCGACCTCTTCACCAGTAAGGAGATCCTTTGACCACCAAGCGGTGTCATCACTTGTGTTGAACAACTTGTTTCGTTCAAAGAACTCGGCTGGAGTGCGGCCGGTTGCCCGGCAATAAGCTCCTATAACTCCAAGTTTGAACGTCAAAGTGTTGTCCCAAGACGTGGCAGATTGACCCGTGCCGCCGCCCCGGTTTTTGTGATGAACATTGCTTACCAAGTCGCGGTTCGCGTGAATCACACGGGAAATATCCCCAATTAAGATTTCTTCATCATCGTAAAAGTAGGTTTGGTGTTTTCGGTAACCACCATCCTCCTTTCCCTTAATGAAGGAACCTTGCCAATGTGAATCGTGAGGTTTTACACATGGGTCCTGTGTTAAAACTACACGATTCGCCGGAGTGACCAAGTTGTGGGACAACGTTTGCCTTTCGGCATAACTCAGCCCTTCCCATTTTTCCTTAGTTATGTTATTCGTTTCCAGTAGCTCAGGAAACGTAATAACTTGCTTGTGTATGCGGGCCAATTGAGATGCCAGACGTTGGTCGGGCACGCAAAACACGAGGGAAGAATAGGTAGGCTCAGTAATGCCGAAGGTCCAAGCATTCTGCATGGCAGAATACTTGGCCCTTAATACGGAGGCAAACTGTTTCCCCTTTCCTGACCAATGACCTTCGAAACCTCTTTCAGCGAGATAAGCTGCGCCTTCAAACAAAACAGGTTTGGCCTTGCTATCATAAGCAGTAGCATCTGCTATGATGAAGTGCCCACCCTCTTTTGCTTTAAGCTCAGCGAAAGAGTCGAAGATCTTGGCCATTGGCTGGCCAAGAGGCATACCTGCCCCGGCACCATAAGTTTCCCAAGTCAGTCTCTTGTTCCGTTCGATCTGGAACAATTGGTCTATGAAGTAACTTGGGATGTCTTGACTTACCACCGTTCGTAAATCCTTGTTTTTGGGTGGTAATAATTTGGTGCCATCTACCGCTTGGGACTTGACGAAAGCATGGTAGAATTGGACAGGATAGACACCAGACGAAATTGCCTTCATCGCATTTTCCTTGATGATTTGCATGATTCCAGATTCTTGTAAGGCTCTTCTGGAACCATAACCGTCATGCCTGATAAATGGTGACCCTGGAGAATATTTGACTTTGATGTACTTCTCCACACCATCTAGTGGCATGATGTCGGCATTTGCAAACACCTCGGGGTACTGCCTGAATAGCTCATCAGCTACCCCGTGGATAAATGCTTTGTCCGTTGGATCCATGCTTTCATATTGTGGCTCGTACCGCACAATACTCCTATGGATCCTGTCTGGATGTTTGGCGCCGAATAAGACGCCATCCACAGCTTGCGGGATGCCCTCCCGCAAATAACCGTCAATTCTTCGTTGATAGTCCTCATCAGCGACATATTCATCGGCGTTTAGGCCAATGATTTCTGCAGCTTGATGAGACATCACGGGTCGATGAATCTTGACGGCTCTCCGTTGTGGCCCACCTATTTTCGAAGATCCTGGAAGGCCCTTTGCAGGACCTTTGATATTCTGAACGAAATCCTCGTAGTCATCGAGAAATTGCTTTCTTCCGATGAATTCACAATAGGTGGACTCTGCGGCTATCCGTGCTTTGGTGCTCACTAATCCCGGTGGGATGAGTTCAGTGAGACCCCAAGCAGCCTTTATGCGTGAAGGGGCTACGCCCCCCCAAGCATAATCCAATAATCTACACATTGCGTGATATAACTTGTTCGCGTAGATTTTGGAATGTTGATAGGCTACTTTTAAGGTTTTAGCCAACACGG